TTACCCATATCGAAATATATCTTACAAAGCCAATTACCTAATACTAATGCTGAATAACTATCTTTTCTAGGTTTATCTGGACCAGATTTACGTTTAAGATTAGCTGGAAGATCGAAATTTTGCATACCTTGAGCAGAAGTTGTTATTTGTATAAGAGCGCATTCTGTCTTTGTAAGCATAATCATATCTGATAAATGTTCTACAAAATCAATCATCTTAGCTTCTTCGTTTTCTTTTTCACTATCTAAAGCATTAGAAAATTTTAGATCACTAATGCCAATATGTTTTTTAGTTTGGCTTCTAAAGTTGTCGTCAATAGCTCTGCTCGCAAAATATGTGCGACGATGATCGAAATTTGCTTGCAATAATTCATTCGCTAAACGTATCCAACCAGAAGTTGGCTTTCTCAAAAACACATATTTATAATCTGATTTGTTATATTCACTTTTTGCGGCGTAAAGGTTCTGGGCATATTCTTCTGGACGCTCAAATTCCGTTACTATTGATTTCAAACTAATCTTAGCGTCTTTAAATAGTTCGCTTTCATTGCAAGAATTCATAAACTGAACACCACCGTTATAGTCCATACAAATTCCTACTACATTAAAGTTTTGCAATAGATATAAGAAATATTTAATATGATCTTTTAGCGCAGATCCTGAAAGCGCATAAGAATGCACTAGGGTATTGATTTGTTTTTCTCTATTTATCTTCAACACTTGAATTGCAAAATCGTCTGACGATTCTGTCTCTGACCAAGAAGGGTCAACTGCTAATATATATTCATCTTCTGGATTTCCAACAACTTCAACAGCAGGTAATTCACCATCTGGCACTGTACACAAAGCCATCTTAGAAATTTTAAAATATCCAGAACTATCATCACTAAATTGTGCGCCAAATTCTCGCAAGAATTGAGACTCACTCATTGTTGCTTTAGCTTGATTAATTAAATTCTGATCGTATAACTGAACTGGAGCGCAATCATAAGAAAATTGCATGACGCAACGCTTTGTCTTTTCATTATTTTTAGGATTAAATATTAAAGTGTCATACTGCTCATATAATTTGTATAAATATTCAAATTTAAAAGATGCAGAAGATAACGCGATCAGTTTATTATTAGGCCAAATATATCTGTCGTTTTCAGTCATCTCTCCTTTAGCAATTAATTGTGTTTCTAAGTTATACAACTCTTCTCGTTGAGTTGGATTTTGAACAACAGACAAGAACGGTACGATAACTTCATTATAAATACGCTCAGGCATCAATAAAAACTCGTCAATAATAATACGATGAAAGCGAAATCCACGCAGTTTTTCACCATCACCTAATGGCAATGCACGAATGCGACTTTTACCAATCTCCATTACCCATTCGTCATTAGACTTGGATATTTTTGTGATGCATTGTTTTAAAAGATAAGCTTCTGGTTTGGCAGCAATATCTTCTATCTTTTTAAAAATCATTTTTGACTGACGAAATGAGCGCGATAAAATACCTGTCTCAACGCCCTGATTTAAAATTGCATCAAGTATTGCATATATACCAGTGGTATAAGATTTACTCATACCACGCGACCATACTCCTAAAAAATAATCGCTTTCCAACATGCCTTTGATAGCCATATGTTGAAAAGGAAATAATTTGACGCCAGTTATTAGATCGGTAGCAAAAGTCGTATTATTGCGAAGAAATTGATAAAATAATAACTTCGCTTCTCGCTCTTCTAAATAACCAGAAATCTTAGCTAACTCCTCATTGGAAATGAGCTGCGATTTCCTTGGTACTTGGTTGCCTGTTTCCCAACTCATTGTCTAAAAAGTATTGAATATCTACTTGCCACAGTGACTTACCATGATACAACAATCTAGGTATAATATCTAAAGATTTATTTCTGCTACCTGTAAATATAAATTGTATATGTCTAGGATATTTATGACATAAGTTACGCATATTATGAAAAACGTATTCTAAATTTGTTTTTCTATTATACTTCTTTTGATTGAACAGAATTGTATTAATATTACTTTCTACAACTACAAATAAATAACAATCAAGCTCAACAGCTTTTATCAATTCTCTTTCAAATCGTTCAATGCCTGAAGCCATCGTTCCTAAAAAGTCAGATTCGCTTTTTCTATCCACAAATGTATTAGTAAAATATTTTCTGTCCGCTATTAGATAATCGCCAACAAAGATTTTTTCTACCTTTGACTTAGGAAACTCTAAAGGATCTTGTTCTCTCGTATCCACAAGAATTGGCAAATGCGAAACATTAATATTCTTAAAAGCTTCTGGTAAATTTTTATTATACAAAGGCTCAATATTCAATAACTTACAAGCTGAAGTGTAAGAATTAAAATGTTTTTTATAAATATTCAAACTAGGCATATCTAGAGTTATCAATTCATTATGAAAAGGCGCAAAATGATATTGTTTTTCATCAATTCTTTTCTTTAGAATATCTAAACATTTAATCTTAACAGTTTCTTCGTTTTCTGACTTTTCCCACTTAAGAAATTCGCTGTAATCAATAAATTCTGTTTCAAAATATTGCTTTTTATTTTTAAATGGTATTTGCTGCCTATAATACAAAGAATGTCTAGGATAATACTTACAATAATACTCAGCTTGATAAATATTATGCTTTTTTAAATGAGCGTGAAAAGATTTATCATTCGTGAAAGATTCGCTACAGATTTTGCAGATCATATTAAATAAATTAAAAAAAATAAAATGTTGTTTGCACTGTTGATCCCACATACCAGTCAAAACAAAAAAAATTTTTTGAAACTTGATTTATATTATCTATTAATTGTTTATTTCTATTTATATCATGAACTTCAACTGCAATTTTTTTTATTTTAGATAGGATGCTTTTATCTATATCTTTAAAAACATCATATTCATTATTTTCAATATCTATTTTTAAAAAATCAATTTTATCTAGTTTATATAAATCGAAAATATCAGAAAGAGTTATATTTATTTTTGTTGGATTAGCCCATGTGGTTATATTTTTACAACTTTCAGATACTATATTAGCATTAAGATATTCAATATTATTGTTTTCATATGTATTTTTAACTAAACAGCTAAAAAAAGCATCTCCACCTTCAACTGATATAACTTTTTTACATTTATGTGATGCGTAATTAGTAAAAAATCCAACGTTTGCTCCTAAATCAACAACCACATCATCTTTATTAATTATACAATCAGACATTTCATATATACAATTAGTCTTTGAAAATTCAAAAGCATATATTTCTTTATAAAAGAAATCAAACCACTGCCAGACAGAATCATTAAAAACATTTTCAAAACTTTTTTCAAAAAAAATTTTATTCTTATCATCATAAAGCAACCATTTTTTATTATGATTAATCATATAGCATCTTCTTTAGAAATTCCTAAAATTCTAGCTTTCCATGCAGACATATTTTCTAAACGATCAGCTTCTTCCTTGATTGTGCGCTTTTGCATATCTGCAATTTGAATCATCATTTTGCGTTCTTGTTCGTCTTGAAATAATTCCACAAGATTTAGAATAGAAGCATTCTTTTGATGAGTTTGCTCGACTCTTTTCGAGCGTTCGCCGTTTAGTTTTTGAATACTCTTGTCGATACGACTAGCACATTGATTATACTCTTCTGAAATAGTCTTTAATACTTCAGTCAAACGCATTGTAAAATCTTTTTGATCCTGCGTTTCGTTAAACATGTCGTTAATTTTATTCTTTTTAATATCAATTTGGCGCAGATTGATATAATCCATACAAACATTGATATATAAGTTGATTTCATCAACAGTTAGATCAGGCTTGTCCCAGACTGAACGAACAAACTCAGCTTCAAACAACTCTTTGTCTGTAGAACTATTGTAAGAATCATAATTACCAACAAATCTAGGACTTGATAGATAAGTTAATAATTTTTCCATGCATTTTCTATGCTGCAATGAAAGCTTTTCTTCTGAAATATTTTGTCCTGCCCATTTATTTACTTTATTGATTACTGTTTTAATAGAACGAGGAACAGAATATTTATCTCCAACTCCAGATTCATTATCTACAAGAAAATCAGGATACTTTTCTTTTATATATTTTTGAACTGCTCTGTATTCTGGAGTAATAAATATATTTATATTTTCTAGCCCAACAAATTTTTCATGAAATATTAATTCTGTTACTTGTCTAGGAGTAATTCCTGTTTTTATATTTTGATCAATAAATTCGCAGTTTTCTTTTGATAGTATTTCTACTGTTTGGGTTGGCTTGGGCTTTTCTTGCTTCTTTGTGAATCCAGTTGTTATTAAAAAATCTCTAACTGCTTTAGCCTCTTTAGATCTTCCTGTTAGATCTTCTCTATTAAATACAAGATTAGCCAACACAACATAATCTTGTGTTCCTTCGTTTATTTTTCTTAGAATAAATGCTTTATTTTCGTCAGTTAACATATTAAGAAGAGAATATATCGTTATCTTTCAGCAAATTCTGCGCTTTAATATATAACATTTTTTTTAAATTTTTTATTTGTTTATAGCCAGCTTTTCTGCCTTTT